GTTCCTAATACATGATAAGCACTTGTTGTTGCTCCTGTTGTAACTTGTGTTAGTGTATCAGATGTTGCTAATGTAGTTTTTAACCACATCTTGGTTACTAAATCACCATTTCTAGTAATTGGTACAGTGGCTTTGCCACCTAATGCAGGTGTACCATTGAATGTTTGTTCAATAGCTTCACATGCAAAGTTGGTATGTCTTCTATAGACAACTTTGAAAAATGTTATTTGAGGATTACCAGTAAGGTATACGTCTTGAGCACCATAGGCTACGAGTTGCATTAAACCTCCACCCATATTTTATATATATTAAATGAAGAAAAATATTTTAAAAATAACTATATGTTTTAAATATTACCTAAATATTTTAAATGATATAAAAAAATTAATTTAATTACTGTATGCGACACCTCCCATACCACTCATAACTCTTAATACGTTATAGTTGACACCATATACGTACATGGAAGTACCAGCAGAAGCGGTAGTAACAGATAATGTTGCGTTATCGATTCTTGAGAAATTGCATGTTCCAGATGGTTGATGTTCTTCAGGGTTAAGTGCGAATGAGTATACATTGATACCAGCAGAAGGAGTTCTGCTGTGATGATTTTGTGTTTGTACGTAATTGAAGAATTTACCGGTTTCTTTTGAGAAACGATCGTGACCGTTTAATTGAAGTAAAGCATCAGTTACTGGATTAGATCCAGATGCTTGAGTATTATGGTTAGTGAAATTGAAATTTTCGGTTGATTCAGCTTGTTTTTCAACAGCCCAGATTAATTCTTTAACTGGATGGTTAAAGTTTAATCTAACTTTATTAGATGCAGATGCAGATACTGTTTCAACACCAGTGAATTGTAATTGTTCAATTAAATATTCGTGAGATGCTTGAGCGAATCTTTTTCTTTCTTCAGAATCTAAGTATACGTAGTTGACTAATAATGTAGTGTTTCCAATAGCAGTAACACCAGCAACATTGCCAGCAGCTTCGAAATCGAATTCAAGTCTGACATCGTGGTATTGTAAAGCAATTAATGGTAAAGCTAAACCGTCATTTCTGCAACAGAAGAATTGTAATGGTACATATACTGTACCAGCAGCACTAGGAGATACCATTTGAGTATGAGCTGCAGCATGATCAGCTGATTTTGTTAATTGACTCCATATATGCATCCATCTACCATAGTGTTTATCAATTTTGGTTCCACCGATTTGTAACTCTACGGATTTAATTATATTGTAACCAGCATCAGTACCAGTTGGGGTACCAGTTAATGTAGTTTTTAACCACATTTTGGTTACTAAATCACCATTTCTGGTAATTGGTACAGTGGCTTTGCCACCTAATGCAGGTGTACCATTGAATGTTTGTTCAATAGCTTCACATGCAAAGTTGGTGTGTCTTCTGTAGACAACTTTGAAAAATGTAATTTGAGGATTACCAGTAAGGTATACGTCTTGAGCGCCATAGGCTACGAGTTGCATTAAACCTCCACCCATAATTTATATATAATAATACTTAGAAAATATTATTATATAAATTTTATAAATTACTATATTATTCTATAAATTTTATAAATTACTATATTATTCTATAAATTTTATAAATTACTATATTATTTTAATTACTATATGCTATTCCCCCCATACCACTCATTACTCTAAAAATATTATAATTCATTACATAAAATGATAATTCATTATTATCTATTGAACTAACTGTAGAATCAAAATTTAATTCCATTGTTGCACTATCTATTCTTGAAAAATTACATGTTCCCGAAGGCTGATGTTCCAATGGATTTAATGAAAAACTATATAAATTTATTCCATCTTTTGGAGTACTTTTATGATTTTCGTAGGCTTGTAGATAATTAAAAAATTGTCCAGGTTGTTCACTAAATCGTTCATGGCCATTTAATTTCATTACTGCAGATGTAATTGGATTTGTTGATCCATCTAAGTATTTTCCATAATTATTCCATTGATAAACTGATATATCATAATTTAAATGACCTTGATTAGAAGAATCAGATGTTCTTGTTATATTATTTAATATAGTACTAATTGGTGATGATACATTGTCTATTGTTAATGATGTTACTACTTCCCAATTTGAAATGTCAGTAGCTGAACAATTTGCTGTATTATTTGTATTATTAATACTAGTTAAACTACTATATTTAGCTTTTATAACAGCAGTTCCAGCAGTTATAGAATGATGATTATATGTTGTTGCCCCTGTTTGACTACTAGCAGTTCCTGTTCCAGAACCATTTAAACTTAATGCTACTACACCTGAACTAGAATACATTTGTGTTAATACATATCTTATAGTTGCATTATGTAATAATGTAGTATTTTCAGTTGCATATCCAGATCTATAAATATATGTAGAATCTGGGATATAATATAAAAATGTTTTTCCTGAAATGAAATTACCATTTTTCATAAACCAATATATAGATTTACATGGATGACTGAATGATAAATTATAAATTGTCTTAGTTGATGTAACCTTCTCATTTCTAGCTGCTTGTGTTTGTTCTATTAAATATTCATGTGCTGAAGAAGCAAAACGTTTTCTTTCTTCACTATCTAAAAATACATAATTACATAATAAACTAATATTTGTTACTGTTGCAGCTGCTGATGTTACTGATTCTTTAACTATCAATTGACTGGAATTTCTAAATTTAAAATCAAGTCTTACATCATGATGCTGTAAAGCAATTAATGGAATAGCTAAACCATCAAATTTATTACAGAAAAACTTTAATGGTATATATATAGTAGCTGTCTTAGTGGTTGTAGATAGTGTTGTCATCTCACTATTATTACCAATTAATTTATCATATCCTCTATTATGTGATATATCTCTTGCTAATTCATACCATAAATCCAACCATTCATAATATTGTTTATCAATTCTAGATCCTCCAACAAGTAATTCAACTTCTTCGAGCATAGCATGGCCTAATCTATTAACCCATGCAAATTTTCCACCTGTACCTGATAATGAAACAGTGCATTTTATATACATTTTTGTTATAAGATCACCATTTTTTGCAATAGTTGATGAAAGATTAGATCCGAATGATTCATTACCTGTTACTGTTTGTTCAATTGCTTCCATTGCAAAATTGGTATGTCTTTTATATACGATTTTAAAAAAGGTAATTTGGGGATTACCTGTTAAATAAACATCTTGAGCACCATAGGCTACGAGTTGCATTAAGCCGCCTCCCATATTTATAATATTGTAACATTATAATATTATAAATTTTTCTTATTATTTATTTCATTTAATACCTTTTCCAAATTTAAAGGTTTTTTACATAATTTTATCATTTCATTCGAAAATCGGATTTTTTTCTTATTTTTATTTTTAATTAAATAAAAAGTTTTTATATCTTCATATAAAATAGTCCATCCATTACTTTTTGCATTAATTAATACTATGATCTTAATTATATCATTTGAAGTTAAATTCATAATTTATTTTAGATAATTTAAAGGTTTTTTTATCTTATTATAAATATTATTGCGTTTATATATGTGTTTTTACATTTAAACAACAGCTTAAAAAGCATTAAACATTTCTTTATATTAGTTTATTAATGAGTAAAAAAGCTAAAGTTAAGACAACTTTAGATAAAAGGCATAAGGATAAAATTTCAGTTTTTGAAAATCGTGATAATTCTATATTGGAAATACAGAATATAATAAATGATAATAATAAATTGCTGAAAGATATAGAATCAATACCGTATATTGATTATACTTCTGAAATAATTTCTAAAAAAGCAGAATTACTTGATAAAAATCAAGAGTTAAATAAACAATTAGATTTGATTTCATCTGGTTTAGATGAATTATTGTATTACAATAATACAATGGATTATATTTTACCATATTATGAACAGAATGCAAAACAAGGGGATGTTAAACATATGGAGATTGTCGATTTTTTTAATAATACAAATATTGTAAGAAAAAATCAATCTTCTAATAATAAAGCCCAATTATTAGAAAATTATCTTAAAGCAACCGATAATAAACAGATTCGTGTTGGTAAATTTAAAAAATTTAAACC